GCCGCAGCCGCAGCCGCAGTCCAATGGCCCACGCATACTGCTGAGAAAGCCCGCAAGCGCCGCGCCCGCAAACACTTTTACACCGTAGCATTCTTCGGCTTCGCTTCCGCATTCCTAACCGCAGCCCTTGTCTTAACAGTCACAAATTAACCACCACCCCCCCCCTTCCCCTGCCAACAATCTGCCACCAGTCCTACCCAAAACCTCACTTAAAACTTAAAGGAAAACCTTATGACAACACCTCCACCCACACGCGAACAGCTTGCAATCTATGGCGCAGTCGCCAACACCTCTGCCCACCTTGTAATAAACGCAGGCGCTGGCACTGGTAAAACCTCCACCCTAATCGGCCTACTCCCCAAGCTAACCGGCAGCACCCTAATCCTAGCTTTCAACAAAAGCATCGCAACCGAGCTCGCAACCCGCATTCCGCGCAGCCTCACCGCCGTGCGCACGTCCACAGTCCACAGCGCGGGCCTTGCCGCATTGCGCAAGCAGACTGGCAAGCGTTCGGAAATCGTCACTAGCAAAACCTCTAAACTTATTTCCAAAACCCTATCGGCGGGCCAGCTATCCCGCCTTACAGGCGAAAACCCCAAGCTAAACGCAAAGTCAATTCTTAGGCAGCTAATCTCAGCGGCAAAGTCCGCCGGATTTGGCATATCAGAAGAAGCAGGCAATAACCCTTTCGCTCCCCTAACCTTTCCTTCCCTTACCGATCTTGCCGCATGGGAAACCATTGCCAGCACTCAGGAAATCGACACCCACTTCGCCGCCATTGACTGCAAAATGCCCTGGGAAGAATTCCTAACCCTAGCAGTCAAATTACTAACCGCAAGCAACATTGACACAGCCACAGTCGACTTCGACGATATGATCTACCTCCCCCTACTTTCCCCTGCCCCCCTTCCCACCTACAGCAACGTAGCAATTGACGAGGCCCAAGATATATCCCGAACCCGCAGACTATTTGCCTATCGCAGCCTAGTCCCCACTGGCCGCCTAATCGCAGTCGGCGACAAGCACCAAGCCATTTACGGCTTCACAGGCGCCGATCATACCAGCCTCGCCTCTATCGCAACCGAAACAGCTGCCACCGAGTTGCCGCTAAGCACATGCTGGCGCTGTTCGGCAACCGTCATAACCGCCGCCCAAGAGTTTGCGCCCAGCCTTCGCGCCCGACCAAACGCACCCGCTGGCAGCATAACAACAGCCGGCATTGACGAGCTGCTGGCGGCAACTGACGGCCAACCAGCTATTGCAATCGGCGACGCAATAATCTGCCGACTAAACCGCCCACTAGCAGCACTTGCGCTTGAGCTAACCTCCCGTGGCTTGCCTGCTCGCATCGAGGGCCGAGACATTGGCCGCAACTTGCTTAAAATGCTGAAAGAAAGCACCACCCACATTTTCCGTGATAGAATAACAAAAGACAACCTGTTGCAGACAATAACGAACCATGTAAGAGAAAAGATAGAGCTGCTAAAGGCTGCCGATAAATTCTTCAGCGCATCCTTACTCGCAGACAACCTTGCCGCCCTTATTGCAGTCGGCAACAGCATACCTTCCACCTCCAACCAACCTTATCACGAAATCGAGCTAACCATCCAATCCTTATTCGTGGACGACATACCGCGCAGCCAGTTTATCACCCTAACCTCAATCCACAAGGCTAAAGGCCGCGAGTGGCCGCGCGTTTTCGGCCTGGGCTGTAACGAGTATCTCCCACACCGGCTTGCCACCAGTCCAGACCAGCTGCAACAAGAGGAAAACCTGCACTACGTTTTACTAACCCGCGCCCAGACTGACTTTATCTATGTAACAGGCGTTAACGCTTGGCTAGAAGAAAAGAAGGCAGAAGCGAAAGAGAATGCTCGACACAAGAATTGACAATACCGCCCCATGTGTTACATTCTAACCTATGGATTGTAACACCACCTCACCACCCCCTAACTTTTAAGGAACTCTTATGACAACCTCACCAAACAACAACTCGACCCGAACATCAGCCTACCCGCGCCACTTCCTACTCGACATCTACAACAAAGCCCTAACCACAGGTAACTGCAGTGTCTATCCCGTAACCCGCGAAGAGGCCTCAAAAATCGTCGCCAGCTTCTACCGACTTCGCCGCAGATCCACAAGCAGCAACGCATCTTTCATCACTCCTGAGATGCATCTTGTATCCGCAGCTGAGTGGCACCCGCACAACGGCGGCACGCAAAGTTTTATCTTTAACAAACAACCTGACCACTTGGCAGCTTTGCCAAACGTAACCTAAGGAGAAAATCAATGCAATTACGCGAACAAATAGAAAAAAGCCACCACCAAGCTACACCCGCCAGCACAGACCTTATTGCAGAACGTGGAAAAACGCACGGAGATTTTGCTGCAAACGCGGCCTTCGTAATCCCGCTATTCCGCAAAGTTTTGGACAAAGGCGCATCCGACACCATGACCCTCGGACTTCTTATGGTCATCCTAAAGCTTTCGCGCATTGTCGAAGGCGACGAGCTGCACGAAGATCACTACGTCGATATTGCCAATTACGCTCAGCTAATCCTCAACAACCAGTGGAAAGACCAATAGCACATGGCCAAGCAAGCTCCAGCCTACTTCGACGAGAAAGGCAACTACCACAACACCTTGATCGAGGCAACAATCAGCGACCTCTCCGCAATACTTGGCAAAACAGGCGAAGGGCAATATGACAGCCTTGCACCAGGTCTTGCCAAAGTAATTCTGGAAAAAGAGGAAGAAATCTTTCGCATCTTAACCGAGCACAAGCGGCTTACAAATGCCGGTGTCGTGGTTGACGAGCACGACACCGGCAAACCGCGTAATCCAAAAAACTCCATCAGCAAAGGACGCCACAATATCCGAGCTATACGGTAAGCTAGTCACTTTGCAATTGTGGAAAACAGAGGCAATTGCAAAATATCCCGATCTAGGCATCGACCCCATGCTTCTCAAAGCGCGCAAAATTGTTGCCGCCAGCACAACTGACAAAACTACAATCGAAGCGGTTTTATCAGGTCAACGCGACCATTCTCTTGCCGTAATGTCAACAATGACAGCTTTAGAAGAAGGATCTGCCACTGCAAACAACGGAGACAACCAATGACTGAACAAAATCTAATATTTGCCCATGAGGCCGCAATTGTGGACATGCAATGCTTACTAAACAAGGCGATCAAAGACGCAGGTTTGACACGTAAAGAGTTTGAAAAGATTGTCGGAAAGCGCTTTTCGCGTAGCTTGTTTGCAGATGATTGCGTTGCTTCGCTAGGGAGCTTTGCTGTGGCTTTTGCGGCGCTTGGCAAGCAGCTAAACTTTAGTCTTGAAGGGTTGGAAAATGATGACAGATACTCAGGTATTTCCTATGACTGAACAACCACCCATCGGTCGATTTGCAGTGCGCAGGCTTACCAAAAAAAGAGCCAAAACTAATGTGCCTAAATATGCAGTCTTTCACTTGGGCAAACAAATTTCTCTGCCCACATCTCACGCCGAAGCTGTCAAAGAATGCCAAAAACTACTTGGCCCAGTTGCGGAAAGTCCGTGCCCGTGACCCAGCTTATCGATCTAATAATGCCCAACCTTCCAACAACCTACTTGCAAAAATCCATCCGCCGATTTGCACGCTTTTGTCAGCATTGCCCCTACACAGGTTGCGTTATATGGACTGGCACAACGGTTAACGGCAGCGGCGGTTATGCATACTACGGGCGCTTCAGCTTCCACTCCCGTAAAATCCTTGCCCACAGGTTCGCAGCCGAGCACTTGTTAAACTTACCTTTAACCCCTGACCTCCAAGTTGACCACAAATGCGGCAACACACTTTGCCAGCATCACCTGCAAGTAATCACCCCCGCCCTTAACCGCGAGCTACAATGGGTGCGCGTGGCCAAAGGCCTTGACCGGCACCCCGACATTTTAACCCGCCAGCCTTCTCCCGTTCCCTTCTACCAAGTTCCTGACTGGCTTGCACCTTACCACCCACTTCACACCTGTTTATCTGAAACACCTTTTTGAAAAACTTGCTTAACGGAGAGATTACATGCTAACTATTCCACCTGCCCTAATTGAGCGCGGAGTAACAATCCAGCTGGAAAAACCAGCAAGCGATCGTTACACAGCCTTAGTCCGCATTGCAGGGGTCAACCAGCAATCTTACCAGTTCATGTTCAGAACCTATGCCAACTTATTCCTACTGCAAAATGCGGTAAACAGCTGGCTAATCACTGTGGAAGAAAACTTTGCCAAGTTGCCACCCTTACCGGAAAAACTAACTACAGAAGAAATCGCAAAGGCACTTTCCTACGCACCAGTGCCCGCACCTACGCTTAGTAAAGCTGAGCGCACCGCCGCCCTTTTATCTAAATTATCTTCACATAGCCTGAAATAAAAGGTTGACGACACGTATCACTTGCACTACGTTAAGAACGCAAAAGGCAATTCCGCCCAACGCACCCAAGACAGAAAGCACACCCCTACCATGGAATTTACAATCGAAACCCCCCGCAAACAGCGCACTATTGGTGGCCACCTCTTATCCGTAATCCAGCCCTTCGCAGATGGCCAGACCTTAACCCCTGCCACAGCGGCCATGCTAAACCAAACTTTGGCTGAAAACTTTAGCAATAACATGCGCAAAGCCGTCGACGGCAAAACACAAGACGAGGCACAAGCATTGCTTGAAACTTACATGTCTGAATACGAACCCGGCGTTCGAACATCAGGCACAGCTGTTGCCCGCACTATCGATCCAGTCGAGCGCGAAGCACGTAAGATTGCCCGCGAGGAAGCTGTTCGCTTTGTCAAAGCAAGCAACCTGAAAACAACCGATGTTGTAATGCCCGACATTATTGAGCAAGTCTATCTCAACAACATCGAGGCGCTACACAATCAGGCCAAGACGATTATCAAAGCCAAAACGAAAGCTGCCGAAGGTTCTGCCCTCGTCATGCCCGGTTTGGGACAAACGCCCGAACCAGCTGCCGCCTAAACCACATTGGCCGCAGGTTTAATTCCTTTTCCTGCGGCCATAGGGGGTAAGTTTTACTGCAACGGGAAACTTGCCCCCACCTTTTTTAGGATTTTTTATGACAGACCCTTATGCTGCCAGAGAGAAACTCTTAGATAGCGTCCGTCAACGCATCCAAATAACACTAACGAAATTCCTGACTGAGCAGCGGCACGAGTTAGACAAAATCGATACCACACCTACAGTAGCAAGCCTTATGCAAGAATTTGGAAAGCAGCTGATTGAAAATGACTAAACAACCTGCCCAAACGCATTTCGACATACAAGGTTTGCTAACCCTCGTAGCTGAAGCCGAGCTAGGCCTCCTTGTAAAGACGAATAACATTGCAGGTTTTAAGCGCATACTTTACAAGCATCTTAGCACAAACCCCTTAACCCCACGCATTTACATCTATAGTGACCGAACAGACCCCTCGCGTTTACTTCTTCTCAACAAGGAGAACACCCCATGATTGATCAGCCACCCACCGTTTATCGCACTTATTCAGTCCGTTTACCAGAAGGCCTTCCTGAACAGCTTCGCCAGCTAACGGGCGTGCCCTTCTCCACCATGATCCGGCAAATAGCTGTGCTTATGCTCGCCAAAGAGCTGAATCAAAATTCAGAAAACAAACTTCGCCAGTTGCCTGAAAAACTTAAAGCCGTTATTGACGAGAATTTGCTATGACCTCCTCAGCTCTTCCAGTGGCCGATGCCTATGCATTGTTATCTCGCCCGATTCTAGAAATAACAGACGCCGAAGCCTTACTCATCATCGCCGAGCTCCGCCGCAGACGTCTTTCTTTCCAGAACGGAGAGAAAGACCCTTCCGGCGCTAAGAAAAAGCCCGCAGCTTCTGCCAAGGATAAAAGCGAAGCGACGGCCTCTCTCTTACTAAACTTGCCAAAATTATGAATCCTCCCTCCTCCCCCTCCCCTTTCATCCCCGGAACTTCCCTTCAGTATGCATGGGACTCGGTAAGCATCACAGCTGCCTTGCGCTGCTGGCGTGCATACCAGCTATCCATCTTACAGGGTTACGTTCTACGCAACGAGCAATACGCTATTGCCCTTCGCTTTGGAATTGCCTTCCACAGCGCCCTTGAGTTTTACCACAAGGAAAAAGCTACAGGCAAAACTCATGACGAGGCTTTGCTTACTCTTCTTACTACACGCCACACCTGCCCAGATTATTGTTCCTTGCCATACGAGCTGCCTTCCGATGCTGCCTTAGCAGAAGAAACTGACGAGGCGGACGACGGCATATCCAAACGCAATACCCGTGTGCGCACCCGCTACTTCCTAATCCGCGCAGTTGTTTGGTATCTCGAACACTATGCTAACGACCCTGCCAGCACAATAATCCTTGCTTCTGGCAAGCCCGCAGTCGAGTTATCCTTCCGTGTTGAGCTTCCCATCCCTGTAACAGCTTCCACAAACTTTATCTTAAGCGGGCACATCGACCGAGCAGTTTCTTTCCAAGACGACTACTGGGTCACGGACTATAAAACAACCAAGGGACTTTCCCGACAGTTTTTCGCAGACTTCCAACTGTCCCACCAGCTTACTGGCTATACTATCGGCGGCTCAGTAATCCTTGACAAGCCTGTAAAGGGCGCGATCATTGACGGGATTGCTCTTCAAGTTGGCGGCGCACAATTTGCCCGACAGCAATCGCGGCGCAGCCCTTCACAAGTAAACGAATATATTCAAACTTTGCGCTATCTGACAGAAACAGCAAGGACCCTCGCCGATCGAGGCGGCGACTATCCCATGAACACGTCCAGCTGCTACTTTTGCCAATATAAACAAGTTTGTGGACAGCCTCCTGAATTTAGGGCACAATACTTAAACATGGCATATGAAAGGAAAAAAGCATGGAACCCGCTACAGAGTCGCTAAATGCATACTACGCCCGTTGCGCCGAATACGAACATGATCTAGGTGTTGACCGCTTAGAGCATCGACGTGATCTAATCCAAGAAGAAAACGATTTTCTAAACAGCTTTTCACCCTCAAAGCGCAAAGCCTACTTGAAAGATCGGGAAATTCGACGGAAAACGCAGCTAAGGCACGAACAAGCTGTTTACGACTTAGACAGAGATCTTAAAAAATACCAACCACAGCCTTACGCTTTACACCACCCTTGCGGCCAGTTGCTTCACAGCATCATTGCCCACAGCATCGGCCTTGCAAACTTCCTGCCAGAATACCGCAAGCAGTTTGTGCCCTTAACTGATGAAAATTGCAATGCTTGGGGCATAACCACAGCCACTGCAAGAAACTATTGCAGACAGCAAACACTCCCTTTAACCTTTTACAACATTTGCTAGGAACCTTTATGCCCGCATTTTCTGCCCACGAGTCCACTTCTGTTGTCAAATTACTTCTCGCATCCGACAGCGGCACAGGCAAAACTGGCGCACTATCTTCGCTTATCGATGCTGGTTACAACTTGCGCATCCTAGATTTTGATAACGGCCTTAGCGTTCTTAAAGGTTTTGTTAAAGACAAGGCAAAGCTGGATAACGTAACGTATGCCAGCTTGCGTGACGAGTTAAAACTATCCGGCGGGAAATTCACCATCCACAGGGCAAAGGCTTTCGAGCGGGCTATGGAAATCTTGGACAAAGGCGGCGCAACATGGGGCGCTGGTTGCGAAAACATTCCGCCCCTAACAAGCTGGACACCTAAAGACATCTTAGTCGTTGATACCCTTAGCATGATGAGCCGCAGTTGCCTGTTCATGGTAATGGCGCTTAACAACGCAACAACTAAATCTCCTGAGCTGCAACACTATGGCATGGCAATGGAAAATATTGAACGGCTGGTCAGCCAGCTTACCTCCGAAGCCGTCAATTGTAACGTGATAATTAACACACACCTTTACACCTCGCGCGATGGCCTAAAGCAATATCCAGAAGCATTGGGCGACAAGCTTGGGCCAAAACTTGGCCGCTACTTTGACAACCTTATTACTCTTAGCCTCACCGCAGGTGCGCGCAATTTCAAAACCAAGAAAGACGGGCTAATGGCGTGCAAAACCGCAATACCCCTTTCAGACACTTATCCCATAGCGACAGGCTTTGCTGATATATTCAAAGCGTTGCTGTCTGCCCCCGTGGGCGCAACTTAACCCTATTGCTTTCCAAGCTGGTAATTGCAAGGCCCTCCTTTCGCAAGACCTTGCAGGTCTATGCAGAAATCTTGGAAAACCGATCCGCGCTGGCATATCGCGGGAAGCAGTCCCTAAAAGCTGCTTCGCTATATGCCATCCACCCACCAGTGGCAACTCTGCCACAAGTTAAGAAAGACTTTTTATGTCAAACTCAATGTTCGCCGATCTGGCAAGTGCAAAAACAAACCAAGTGGAAAAACCACAGCCGATTCCAGTTGGTCACTACACCGCCCGCTTTGCCGGACCGTTTACGCGGCGCGATGCAAACACAGGCAACTACGCCATGCGCTTTCCAATTTCTCTAACCGAGGCCCATGACGATGTGGATAGCGAAAAGCTGGCTAAAGCAAAAAAATGGAACGAGCGCAAAATTAACATCGACTTCTGGATGAATGTTGAAGCGCAATATCGCTTTACAGAGTTTGCCCAAGCCTTAGGCCTTGATACTACGTCCGACGAGGCCACCATCCTAAGCATCGCAGAACAGCTGATCGAAAATATGCCTGAATTCATGGTGGAAATCGGACACCGTGCTGACGACAAAGACCCGTCAGTCCTCTACACCGAAGTGCTAAATTACACCGCACTTCCAGCATAACTTTGACAAGGCGGGGGTAGGCAAAAACCTATTCCTGCCTTGCAATGTCTGCCACTTGCCGCTAGGAAACCTCCATGCAAATTCAGCTAAACGATTCGTCCCCTATCGTAAACTTCCCTATTGCAGATATAAAAATAACACCAGAACGCCAACGCAAACAAGCAGCGCCTGACGACATGCTAATCGAAAGCATCCGCACATCAGGTCTTCTCCAGCCTATAATCATAAAAGAAGATGGCACGCTGATCGCAGGCGAGCGCCGATACCTCGCTCACCGTCAGCTTGGCCGCGAAACAATTCTTGCTCGGATATTCGAGAAACTTTCTCCAGTAAACGCTTTCCTTGTCGAGCTCCATGAAAACCTTGCCCGCAAGCAGCTGACTTGGCAGGAAGAAACAAAAGCGGTAGGCAGCTTTCACAACTTGCAAGCTGTTGCTAAAAAAGGCTGGCTGATAAAAGAAACAGCTGAACTTATTGGTTTGTCCCAGACAAAAACTGGACAATATCTTGCCATCCACAAAGAGGCTCAGATTGACGAAGAAATCTATCGTTGCGGCACAATGCAAGCCGCAGTTAACTACCTTGAAAACAAAGCCTTGCGCAATATTGCTGCAGCTACGTCTCGCGGCCTGCTTGCTGAAAAAGTAATTCGGGCGGTTCATGGTGATCCCAGCCTCACCACCGCTGCCCTGCTATCTAGCATACAAAACAAGACCTTGGCACAACTTGGCGACGAAACTATGCCAAGCATTCTTGAGCAGGGAAAACTCGCCGAGACCTTGCTGCAAAATGCAAAGAAAGAGCAGCAGCCTGTAACTAACTTGGGAAAAAACGAAGCTATCTGTGCGAATTTTACCGACTGGGCAGCTGGCTACACCGGCCCTTCTTTTGACGTGATCCACTGCGACTTTCCCTACGGCAAAAACTACACCGGATCAAATACCAGCCCCGCAGCCATCTTACAAAAGAACGAAGTATATGCGGACACTGCCGACATCTTCAAAAACTTGCTTTTTGCTTTCCTCTTACAGCAAGACCGCTTTGTCGCACCTATTGCTCATTGCCTCTTCTGGTTTGACATGTCCTACTACTCCTACACTATAGCGCAATTCGAAGCTGCGGGCTGGACAACCGTTCAACCCTTCCCACTTATCTGGACAAAAGGTTATAGCGGAGTAGCTGCCGACACCAAGCGCCGTCCGCGCCATTGCTACGAGACTGCTTTGCTTTTTTCACGAGGGGATAGAAAGATTGTCAAACTAACCAATGACCATTTCTCTTGCAATTCTAAGGAAGAAAACCTGCACACAAGTCAAAAACCTGTCCCTATGCTCGAACACTTTTTGCAGCTCCTTATCGACGAGCACACCAATTTTCTTGATCCCACTTGTGGCAGCGGAAGCTCCCTAGTCGCCGCCCGCAAGCTAAACGCGGCCAGCTTTCTCGGCATTGAGCTGGAACAAACAAATGCAGACATTGCTAATTTCCTCCTGCAGAAAAAAGCCGCATAACTATGTTTTGCGAACCAGAACAACCCCGCAAAGACGGGCAGAAAGTTTTGCTATTATCTGACGCCCCGACTGACACCGACTTAGTTGAAAACAGGCTGCACTCAGACCACGCGGGGCATTTGCTAAAGCATGAGATAATACTTGCAAAAGATTTTGACATATCCAGCTGCTACTATGGAAGCATCCTATCCCAGCCGCTGCCTTACGGGGGCCTCACCTCTTGCACCGTTACAAAGACGGAAATGAAAAAGCTAGGCCACGAACTTCTTGGCAACCCTATAAACAAACGCTATTTACTGCCAGCTTATCGGCAGGACGTGGCCGCAGCTCTTGCCGCTATTCAAAAACTTGCCCCGAACCTTATCATCGCACTTGGCAGCCTACCCTTATGGGCAATCACAGGCGAAAGCCGCATAACCATGTTTCGCGGCAACTTTATGGAAACTGCTTATGGAATGGCAATAGCCACTCACGCACCATTATCTGTCCATAAAGAGTATAACCTGCGCCCCTTTGTCTGGGCCGATCTTGCAAAGGCTGAAAAATACCTGAACAAAACTCTGCCTCCAAACGTCGCCCGCAGAGCCTACATAAATCCTACATGGGCCGAGCTTCAGGCAGTTTACACCCACTTTCTTGCAAACCCGACAGCCCTACTCGGCGTCGATATTGAAACCGCACCTAGCATTGGTCAGATAACTTGTATCGGATTTGCAACAGAAAGTCTAGGTATTTGCCTACCCTTTTGGAACAAGGCAAACGGCAAGCCTTTTAACCCAACACCTGAGGCAGAGCTGCGCATGTGGCGCTGGGCCGAAAAGTTTGCCAACCTTCCGAACCCTAAAGTAATGCAAAACGGATTATACGATATGCAATACTTGCTGGACGCCCCTATTCCCATCCGTTGCCGCAACGTAACTGATGACACCGCAATTCTCCAGCACGCTCTCCAACCGGAAATGCTAAAGAGCCTCGGCACTCTTTCCAGCTTCTACCTTAACGAGCCAAGCTGGAAGCAAATGCGCGAGTCCGACAAAGAAAGCAAAAAGGACGATTAACATGCCTTACATAGATTTTACAGGGGAAGCCCCCGCCCGCCCCGATCCGTTTGAAACTTACCAGCTATACAACTTGCTGGACTGCTTCATAACTGCGCAACTTGTGCCACCAATGCGCAGCCAGCTTGACGAAAGCACAGCCGCAGTCTATCAGAGGGAAATGCGTGTCCAGCAACTTTGCCTTGAAATGTCCTCAACAGGGTTTCCAATAAACAAAGAAGCCGTTGCCGAATTAACCTTCTCCCTTACCAAGAACATCAACAAGGCCACCAATCGCCTTACGCAATGGTGCGAAGCCGTCGGCTATCCCGCGCTCAACGAGAACTCGCCTAAGCAGGTTGCCGACTTTTTCTACAGCTTTCTAAAACTACCTCCCATTAACAAATGGGATTTCGCTACTCGCAGCCGCAAGATTGTAACCGATGCAAAAGCCCTTGAGTCTCTTGCCTCCAGCTATATAATCGCCGCACCCTTTGTCAACGCTATTCTAAGCATTCGAGAAAGCCGAAAGATGCTTTCCGTGTTTAACCGAGGACTGGAACCAAACGGCAACCTGCGTTGCACATTCAGCCCTTCTGGCACAGATACCGGGAGGCTTAGCTCGCAATCCAACCCTTACAAACGCGGGACAAACGCGCAAAACATTACCGACTACCTCCGCCATGTTATTGAAGCCCCTCCAGGTTTCCTAATCCTAAACTTTGATCTTAAAACAGCCGAAAGTATCGCAGTCGGCTTTCTATCCCAAAGTCCCAAATACATCGATGCCTGCTATTCAGGTGATATCCACACCTACGCTGCAAAGGAAGTCTGGCCGAAACAGCCTTGGACTGGAGACTTGCGCCTAGACAAAGCAATAGCAGAAAATCCCTGCTATCGCCATTTCTCTTTTCGCGACCTCGCCAAAAGGGGCGGGCATGGCACCAACTACTATGGCAAGCCTCCTAATGTTGCAAAGCACCTTGGCGTGCCGACACCTCTTGTTGCCGACTTTCAAGCCAGCTATTTTGCAGCTTTTCCTGAAATACCAACTTGGCACTTGCGCGTAATAGCTGAAATCCAAACAACAGGTCAGCTAACCACACCGCTTGCCCGCAAGCGCACTTTCTGGGGCCGATCTGGCGATGCCAGCACCCACCGCAAAGCTATTGCGTTTGGGCCACAATCCCTTGTCGCAGACACTTGGAACGAGGCGCTATACATTGCGCAAATGTGGCTGGTTGCCAACTACCCTTCTATCCGTCTCTTAGCACAAGTCCACGACTCAGGCGTGTTTCTATTCCCAAAGCAACTCGTCCACAGCGTAGTTCCACTTTTACAAAAGCAATTAGAATACCCTATTGACTTTGGAAAACTAGGGGTTATGACCATCCCTACTGACGTCACCATAGGCCGCACTTGGAACAAGCTCCCAAAAGGCAATGCACCAAAACACCTCGCAGGTGGACAACGCCCTTACATTGCTGGAATGGATCTTAATTTGTGACAAGACAGCTGCCTGACTTTATTTCAGCGTTTAGCGAATACGCCCAGTCTTACAACGCCCCTCCCCGCTTTTCCGAATGGGCGGGGATTTTTGCGCTAAGTCTTGCCGCAGGTCGCAACATAGGATTTGCAAGTCGCGGCGGGATAACCTATGCCAACTTATACCTGCAACTTATTGGCCCGCCCGCGACTGGTAAAAGTCGCAGCCTCCTCGCCCTACGTAAAATCATTGGAAAGGCGACGGACTACCTTCCAATGCCTGCCCACCTTACGCGAGCATACTTAGAAGATTACATGAAAGAGAACACCGTAATGCGTAAAACCATTGACGGCCTCGACAAGTTGAGCAGCGAATGTATAGGCATGGCAGAGGAGCTGCAAGGCATCTTACCCGACCAAGACTTGACCCACCTTACCATGTATAACCTGCTTTACGACCTGCCGGACAACCACGTTACAGGCACACGCAGTCACGGCAAAATAGAGCTGCACAACACTTTCTGCGCCTTGCTTACAGGCGCCCAACCCAGCTTTCTCTCAACAGTTATGCCAGAGCAATCTTGGGGCATGGGATTTATGTCGCGCACTATCATGATCTGGGACACGCCCGTCGAACGGCGCTCAATGTTTGGTGCGGATCAACAGCCGCTGACACATTTGGAAACAGCCCTTGTCCATGACTTGCAACAAGTCTTTGCGCTTTATGGTCACATGCATTGGTCTGCGCCCGCTATAGCCCTTTACGAGGCTTGGTGGATTGAAGGGGGCGGCGAACCCGAACCCCAGCACAAACGCCTAAAACTTGGGTATAACGGAAGGCGCGAGCTACAGGTTACCAAAATCGCCGTGCTAAACAGCCTTAGCGAAAGTAACGACCTCATCGTGGAAGAGCGCCACATAGCCCGTGCTATCGACCAGCTACTGGCGGCAGAAAGCCAAATGCAATACATCTTTAACGAGATGGCTTCTGCGGGCAGCATGATGGCAATCGAGGACGTAATTGATAGGGTTAGGGCTGTAACTGCTGAAGGTTCCGCCTTGCACGAGGCAGAGCTTATTCAAATGCTTATGCAGCGTTTTCCATCGACACAAGTGCACGCACTGGTGGAAAACTTAATAAACAGCCAAGTCATCCACGCAGCTGGCGGGAACAACATGCGCGGATTTCGCAAATTTGTATCAGGTAAGAAAATGGCAGGAGTATAAACCATGCAGGAAAAAAGATTGGCAATTATAGAAAGCCCCTACGCAGGGGACGTGAAAAGGAACATAGCCTATGCAAAGCGAGCAATGCACGCCGCCTTGAACGAGGGCTATGCGCCAATCGCCTCGCACTTACTTTACACCCTGCCGGGCATGCTTGACGATACAAATCCTGATGAGCGGGCGCTTGGCATTGAAGCGGGGTTAAGTTGGTATGCTGTTGCCGAAATTTGCCTAGTTTACAGAGATTTAGGAATAACGCCCGGCATGCAAATGGGCATCGAACGAGCAAAGAAATGCGGCGTTCCCTGCCTATTTATTGGGATAGGGGCTTGTGCCAAAACACACGTCAAACCCAGTAAGAAAATGGCCGGACGGGGGCATGAAAAAACCGCTAGGGGGGTAGGATCAAAAGACTAATCCCACACCCTAGCGGCCAATTTTAACCCATGGATTGGGCCGTGTATTACAATCCATAATCCAAATTGTAACACGCAACCCTTCCTCCAGCATTACCCTTTTGCCGCGCACCTCCGCTTTACTTCGCCCGCGAGCATCCCGCCACCACCATTGTCCCACTTCGCTACATAAGTCGCGGACCCAGCGGTCAGCTGGCTGCAGGACAAATTAACCCCGCTACTGTTGTAAACAATTGCAACTTGCCTTTGAAAGAAGTCTGTAACCAGTGGCACATACCGGACCGGCCCTGTCCCTACTTGCTGCCTAAGAGTCTCTTTCGACTTTCGCCATTCTTCTATCGTGCATACTCGCTTGTGCTTTCGACAATATGCTGGCTTATCCGGCGCTTCAATGCCAGACAGCCGTAACCTTGTTCCATCGCCGCACCTGATTGAGTCACCATCCGTAACTTGCGGATTAGCGCATAACAGCATAACAGCTTGTAACATAACTTGCATAACTTCTACTCCTTACACGGCGCGTCAGGCATTCCAAGCGTTTTTGCCCATAAGCACAGTCTGCCTACTTGCATCCAACCCTGCTCGCCCCACGCTTCCACTTCCAACTCATACCTTTGCGCTGCAACACTACTTGTCAGCACGTCCGCTGTCACTTGCGGCTTTTTCCTTTGTGTCAAATCCACTGCACTGGGGAAAGTCGCTTGTATCGAAACCCTGGGCGCGCAACCGCTCGCAGCTAATAGCAAGACTGGCAGCAGAAGGCTTTTCGTCCACAGCGCCTTGCAACGTCCGCTCTCGGCTTGCTTTTCTCTTTTCAAGCTCCCAACCATCCACTTCCCGTTGAATTTCTGCGGAGCTACGGGCCACCCCGCCTTTTCTAAGTATTTCATTACTATCAGCCTTTCTACTATTTTCAACAGCTTTATCCACAATGCTGCATTTTACGAACAGCACACTGGTAAATGCCGCAACTAAAATAACCAGCATTTTAACAGAGCGCTTAGCAAACCAGCTTTTAATCTGCAACATAACAATCACTCCTTAATAAAATCAGTATATTTTCTAACCAAATCATCTGGGTATTTATCAAAGTTATCACCTCCTTCTCTACGACTACGAGTAAGGCCGCTTTGTATAACAGCGGCGGGATCAATGCCTAACATGGTAGCCTTTTTCAAAACGTCAGTTGTATGCTGCCAATCCTGCGCGATTTGAGCTTGCGAATATTCCATGCCCAAACCTTGCAATGTTTCTTTACGCTTATCCACTTGCACTTGCAACTCCCTTTGCGCAACTAAATTCCTTTCAATATCCACAGGGTTAAAACCTAAACCATAAAGCAGCCGATTTGCAGCACTTACATCTTGCACCGAGGCATACCCCGTTCGCATGCTCTTAATATACTGCCCTTCGGCACTGCTTACAGCTCTTGCAATGGCCCTTGGTGCCAGCGCCGCAATTGCCTGATCGCGCAGGTTTTGGTTACTCATCGCCGCCATTCCAGTTGCATCACGATAAGCCTCTGCATCGTTCACCAGCTTTCCAATTTGCTTAGCTCTTTCCCAAAAGACAAAACTGCTGAGCTGTCTTACATCGTTTGCCACGTTAGTTCCTGGCAGTGTGGATGACCCTTGCAAGCTGGCGCCAAAAAACGCAGGCAGGCCAAAGTATGCAATATCAGCAGCCTTATTCCCGCTAACAGGGTCATCAACTCCTGCCAGACTTTCATGCAGCCATTGAAAGGCCGTCGGCGACTCAGTTAAGTTACGGGCAAATCCGTCAGCAATGGGACGAATTGCTGTAGCGCCCAATCCGCCGAGCGCAGTGGCAGACAAGGTTTGCCAAAGCAGCGGGCCCCAGACACCTTCCTCCTTGCCCAGTTTAGCATACCGCACCATATTGCCCATAAAATGCATTTGCCAATTCTTAAACAGGCCAAACTGGCTGCCAATCGGCCCCGTCATTATTCGTGCTCGATCACCTGTCGCATAGCCATAGTTTGTAACCTCAATGCTGCGTTTAACAAAGCGAAAGAGCTGCTCATCCTTCAGCTTCAAATAACTTTCGCCAAGTTCAAACGCCATGTTTGCACTAACCATTCGCGCATACTGATCACTTTTCTCTGTCATAAAGGTTGACAGATGCGCAACAAACCTTAACGGCCCTTTGCTACGATACACCTCGGCCAAACTATCACCCACGTTCGCACTACTGCCAGCCCAATCTTCATAAAGCTGCGGGTTCAAACTTCCATCTTGCGTCAGGCGCTTCAGCACTTCCGTATGTGAGGCACTTCGCTTTTCCACATGCATTTGTGAGAAGCCTTTGCCTAGCAACTTAAAATGATCGATAACTCCTACGCTGCCGCGAGCAAGCCCATCCGCACCCATTTTAGGAGTGAATTGCAAAATGCTGGCAAGGCGAGCGTCCGACGCGCCGCTTACTAAGGAAATAAACGGTAACATATTTTGCACAGGTGTGAGAATATTGAGCAGCGCATGCACTGGGTTTACAATGCCCAACGTCCACAAGTGCAACGTAGCATTAGCAGTTCCGGCGATCTTGCTTGCAGCTCGCGGTCCTAAAGCGCCACCCAGCAACGGGGAAATTGTCTTATTCAGCCAGCTTGTCAATTCACCTTCCAGCCCTAAAGTCAGCCCCGCCTTCCTTACCAAATCGTCATACGCAGTCGGGTTGCTACCTTTTAACAGCAATGCCTCTTGTCCGAACCTGCTTTTCCACGTAACAAAACTGCTAAGCCGTAGCATTTGCTTGTAGTGATTACCTGTAGCTTCCATAACTTCTGCAAGAGAATACGCTGTGTTATCCGGCGATCCTGCCACACCTGTGCGCGCTTTTGCAAATCCAGGCCTGGACGTAGGAAGCCCCGCCGCACTTGTTGAAGCTAGCCTTCGCCTTTCAATTTTGACAAGTGCGCTTTTAACCACATCTTGCTCGCTTTTATTGTTTGTCATATACTCGGTAAGCATCTCGCTAATTTCATCCATAGTGGTGGCGTTTTTATCGCCCAGCTTACTTTTAATCCCAAAACTTTCTACCGGGCCTACTTTCCAGCTAAGCCCTGTATCCTTACCCACAGTCTCCACAATCTCTCTTGCCTGATCTTGCGCGGACTTTCCAGTAACACCAGATGCCAAATACTTCAAATTTCCAGCAGCATCTTCTACCCGTGCTTGAAAACTTCCTTTGAACAATCTGGGCATGATATACCCATCCAGCCACTGGAACTCGTCTGTAAGCCCTGCAGCTTCTAACGAAGGCTTTACATACTTTTCCATAACTCTTGCGTTTATGGCTTGCAACCCTTTGACAGCTTCTTTCACCGTATCGCCAATTTCAGCACTTCCAAGCAGCTTGCCTAAATCTTCTGCAGGTGTTTGCGTCTGCGCCGCAAGTGCAACCATTTGCCTATCCGCATCGCCCAGACTTTCCCACAAGTTTTTAACACTATCGAGTTCGTCAATACCTTTGCCCCGAACAACGCCTTTTCCCACGATAGTTCCACCCAACGGGCCAATGCTATCGATTTTCCCATACATCAGCTCTTGGGCCAACTCATCAGCTTTACTCATGCCCGCTTTCAGCAACGCATGCATGCGGCCAAATCCAATATCAGCACTTTCCTTAAATTGAGTTGGCTTTAACACATCGGCCATGCTATCAGCCATTCGAGCAAGCACTTCGCTATCCACTCCACCTATCGTTGTCTTAAACCGCTCTGCAAGTTTGCCTGCAACCATTTCCTTCATTTGAGCTTTGTTATACTTGCGGCTAGTATGCCAATCTATTGGGTTAAACACAGCTTGCACTTCATCATAAAGCTGATTAAAGACATCGCCCGAACCCAGCTTTCGCAATGGTTCCCTCAGTTTTGCCCACTGTTCCACATTCGCCGAATATAGTTTTTCTGCTTCGGGTGCCAGCTTTTTCAAATTATCTGTCTTGCCAATAACCCACAAATCCTTGTTGCCTATAGCTGCTTCCCCATACTTGCGTGTTTTGGGCGCAGCACTCAACCTCTTTAAGAAAACCAACAGACCGTCTTTTTCCTGCCCAACTAGCAGCCCCGGCGCTACTTGCTTAAAAGCATCGCCGCTGCCTTCTAGCGTTTTAGCAAAATCTGCGGCAAAGCGTGGGGACTTGAGTTGAATTGCACGCGCATACACCACGTTAGAAAGCATCTCATCCGCAGTATCAAACCCAAGCATATTGGCAAATTGTGCTTGCTGGCCAGCATTAACAGTGCGCAAGTCAGTTTCCGCGCCTTCCGTCAGCAGCTTTATTTCACGAGCTGCCGCGCCTTTGCCGCCTTTAGGCGTAGGCCGAAACAAGCTATTTAACAGGTTGTCTAACTTTGGAGTGGCATTTTCCACAGGCTGGACAAAGCGGTTAATAACTGCGCCGCCGAGACGCTGCTTCATACCGGGTAAACCTTCCAGAGCCTCTTTGCGCAATCCATCTAAATAAACCGCTTTGTCCATGTTACCGACAAATACAGCTTCTGGTGCCAACGCGGCGCGCAGCTTAAAAGAAGGCAGTAAGCCAAACTCTTCCCCGATAACTCCGCCCCAGCTAGTTTTTGTCACCTGCCCACTGCTGCGAAAAAACCCACCTATCGCTCCGCCTACGCCCGCTATTGTGGTATTCACTGCCACATCGCTCAGCAGGTTTCCAAAATTTTCTGGATAGAGTGTATAGCCTGTTCCTAAACGCGCAGCTTCCAGCGGCGAATACCGCAAAATCTCTTTAACAAACTGCGTGCGAATAGGCGCAGTTGCGGCAGACTCTGCTCCAAGCATTCCAGCAATGCGCGCTGTCCCGGCCTCAAGCACAGTCGCAGCTTTTGCCATTCTGCTGACCTTAAACGCCGCCCCGTAAACGCCGCCCGGTCCGAGCAACTGGCTGGCTAGTCCCAAGTCAGGACGAGCTGCTCGAAAAGCCGCGACGTTGGGAGACACCGACGCGCCAAACAGCTCTGTTATTGAGGAACCAGTGCTGCCAATGAATTGCGCAACTGGGTTATCGAACGCACTCCGCCAGCCAAAGGGGTCCGCCGTTATGGCCTCCGCCTGTGCTTTTTGAGCCATTTCAATTTGGCCCATTAAAGTAGAGCCGGTTGCGACGTCGAGAGAAGAGGGCAAGGGTTGCGGCTGTTGCTGAGGTTGCTGCTGCTGCGGTCGGCCTGTGCGCAACTCCTCTTTCAGCCGCTGCGGATCAAATTCAGACTGCTTGCTTTGAATTTCTGCACGCAGTCTGGCTGGATCAAAGCCGCCAAATGCCCTAGTTTTCTCCATAACTATTGTCTTTCCGTAACCGTAGTATCGCCTGACCGCGTTTTAGTGCTGGTGGTTTTGCCGTTAAACCTATCTGCTTGATGCATGGCTTGCAGCGTTTCCTTATACGCATCAAGCCGTTTGTTCGCCTCTTCTGCATTTGGCTTGCTAAGTTCTTCTAGCGCCACCAGTGTCAGCTTACTTTGCACAGCACTACTATACTCTTTCGAACCCATCGTATGCCCAAGCTTCTGCGCTTCGGTGGAGGCAAGACTTACTGCAGCATCGTAACGCTCTTGTCCTAAAATTGCAGGTAGAGCTCCTTTCTGCACTGCTTCGCCTACTTGCCACACGCGGCTGGCCGTTACTGCTTCTACCTGCGCGCCCTCAGCCATAGAATTTTCACCAGCAGCTGCCGCTACAAACTGCGCCCGCACTACCTCGTTTGCCATGTTAGTAACCTGACCCGCTGATTGGAATTGCGCAGAGGCTTTAGTCCCTTCTACCTGCGCTTGTTGCATTGCTATTTGCGCATCAATCAGCGGGTTAAGTGGCGTAAATTTAGTGGCCAGCTTGCCGTCAACTTCGGAAGTAGTAACCATATAATTACCTTGCACAGACTGACTGTTGTTCTTAATAAAACGCTGATACTTTTGCGCAAATGTCTTATCGTTATATGCGGCCAACTGGCCAGCTTCTGCATTCGCTTCTGCAAAAGCCTGCTCGGCCTTGGCCTCTTCATTTTGCATAAGGGCTACTTTATACTGAGCCATTTTGGCATCGTAGGCATCAAGCCGTGCTTGCACTTCCTGCGAGCCTGCCGCTTTCCCTGCCAGCATTCCCGCACCTACCTGTGCAAGGACAGTGCCCAGACCTGCGCCCTCAGGTATGCGGGCAAGTCCTGCAGCAATACCTTGGAAAAGCGCCGCTCGTTCCACACGTTGTCCGGTAAAGGCGTCCAGCTCTTCCGGTGCAAGCTCTTGCAGCATTGCATCGGTTTTGCTAAAATCACGTTTGGGCAACGCAACAGGTGCAGGAAGCACCGGTTCATCCGCTAGTGGTGACGACACTGTAAACGGCGTTTTCATAGCCTTGCCAGCAGCAGCAATCGCTTGCTCTTGCCCTTGCCAAAAGTTGGCATCGTAAGGCGCAGCAAACTGCGGTGTGCCGTCCGGGTTGTTGACTCCCCCAGGTTTTAGTCCTAAGTAGGCTTTAACACGAGCGACATAGGCTCTTGTGTCAGGTCCGCGCTTACCATTGGTCCCTGCAATATACTGGGCAATAGCTTCAGTCGGGTCGCCGGGTGTTTGTTTCATTCCAGGCATAAGGTGAATAAGTGCCGCCTTGGCTGCACTCACAGGATCAGCATAAGCGTCCACTCCATGCTGTTGCATGAAAGTGGCGCGAGTAGAAGGAATAAACTGATACGGAGTGTAAGCTCCGGCAGAGCTTCGCAACCCGTGATTGCTTCTCTCTCCCGCCAGTCTAATTCCGCGCACAACGGCGATATAGTCCTGACCCAGACCTAGCTGCCGCGCAGCAATCTGCTCAGCCTGATCATAAACAGGATCGGCGTAGCTTTTTGCCCATTGCAGCTTGCTGCCGCCAACAGCCTGTCCATCGGCAAGACTTTTCTCATACAGCGGGTTGGTTCTAGGTTGCGGAGCCTGCCGATCATCAACAAAAGGCACTACAGACTTTTTCTTAGCTTGTGGTTTGAAAAGCTGCTCCACTGTTTGCGGTTCCATTTCCACGCGGCCCGGCATCTGAAACGGCGCAGCAGTCTGGGGAGGATTTTTAAGCAGCAGCGAACCCGGCTGCCCACTATTTGCTGCCTGCAATCTTGCCAGCATTTCTTCGAAAGGATTGTTCATGATTAACCTCCAGGTCGCTTAAAGTTAGCAAAGATATTTGCCGCGCCAGCTCCTAGCCCTCCAGCAGCTGCTCCGCCGCTAGTAACGGCCCCCGGCACTGCGCCGCCAATGCCTCCAAACAAACCGGCACCAGCTGCCATGCTTGCAAGCCCTAACGCCCCTTGCACTACAGAACCAAGCCCGCCAGTTCTTTCGACTGTGCGGCTGGTGCCATTGCTATCCGTTGTGCCATAACCTTGTGACAACCTTGTCAGAATATTTGCCGCAGTGTCTAGTCCTCTAAACGGTTGCTGCGCATTATACTCATCCCGTGCCATGGCGTTGTTTAAGCCACCTTGCCTGTTGCCCATTTCCGCTTCCATTAGCATTTTCAACAAATCACTCTCGCCGCCGCGCATTTGCATGGCCGATCCATACATATCAGGCAGCATACTATTTCTGCGCGTTTGCAGCTCCCCTGCGCCAAGGGTTCGTTGCGTATCTTGATCGTAGCTGCGCAACAGCTGATCTTGATAGCTGTTTAACCCAGCAAGCTGTCGACCTTCCTCTTGCTGGAAACCGTCATAGGCAAGACCTGCTGCTACACGGTTGCCGCTTTCCATGGCGTCAGAAATTGCTTCAGCTGGCAGCACTCGCATTGCCCGATCACTGCTATACGCCCCGCTATCAAGCGCACTGCTGCGAATACCCGGCAAAATGTTCTCTTGCAATTGCTGCACAATTGGATTAAAACTTGCACGAATGGCCGCATCCAGCCTACCGCCACCATTATCCCCTTGGAACTGCCGTAGAGCTGGCGCTTGCGTTTGCTGGAAACTAATAGGTTCGGCCAATCGCTCAGCCACAGTATCAATCTTTCGCCCATACCCGGCTGCATCTGCTGCATTTCGACCATAGCTTGCCAGCAGATTGTCAAGCTGGTTTGCGCCCGCTGTTGCGACGAAATCTCCAGCATAACCGGCGGTAGGCACCTGCTGCAAAGCTGCATTTGTGCGATCAGCAATTTGCTGAAAACCTGGCATTACCATGTCTAAAGGTTTTGCGGCTTGCGTTTGCTGCGTCGTGTTTGTGGTGATTTTCTTACTACCCATGATGTTTGCTCACTGCTAAGGTTAGTGTATAACTTTCAATTTCTGCGCCGATTGTTTGCAGCGCCTTCGCAAATCTAGGCGTAAAGCAGTCTGTCTGGATGATGGCGCAGTTCCATGCCACTGCCAGCTTTTGCAATTCTTTTGCAAATTTGCGAAGGCGAAAGCCAGCAGCCGGTGCGTAAAAACCTGCAACAACGAGCCTGTGGTCGCTGCCTGCATTGCTTGCGCGAAAGGCAAGTAACACGCCCGGCTCTAAGTCAAACGCAACCAGCTTAACTTCCTGCAAGCTTTTCAGCACTTCCTCCAAGGTTTGCTGAAAATGCAAAGGGGAAGCTGATTGTGCAAGCAGCAAATCAGCTTCCCAGCTTGCTTCTGCAATTTCGTTATAGGACAGCTGGCGAATTGTCACTAACCTTAGCAAGAGTAGCAGTCACAGATTTTAAGTAGCTAATTGCATGTTCAAAATTCATGAAAGCGCCACGAGCTTGTGATCCTGCCATTGTATCTTCGCTAAGCTTTGCTACTGCTGCAAAAAGAGTAACAGCACTCTCGCTTTCTAAAACTTCTGTTAATTTCTCCAACGCTGTAATTTCGAGTGCCTGCAGTTGGCTGCCAATTTCGGAGTATTGTTGCCGCAATCTGGCAGTATTTTCATCTTGTGTTTCTTTAGTCATGTCAAGCTCCTTCAAATTTTTAGATAACTTTTTCCTTGGTTAATTGCCCCAGGACTTCCTGTAAAGGTGATAAGGCATTGGACGTCATACCGCGTGTCCAGGATGACGCTATTGGCAATAACTCCTGTTATTATCCCAGCACTCAGCTGATCGCCCGGCCCGCCAAATTCCGCATCGTTAGCCCCTACGTTGATCCAAGCACCTGCACCAGCTTCTCTATATTGCAATTGTATAGTTACAGAGCTGCTGCCAGCCCCTGCAGCTGTATTTAGAAAAGCTACTGCCGTTTTGCTTTGCCCGGCAGGAATTAAGACCTGCATAACGCTGTTAACAGGGCCGTCCTTCGTAGCAACAGCGTTAACAGGCAAATCACTACCTCCCATGCGCGGCGCATCAATTGCGATGTAAAAGAAAGCATTTGCCCGAGAGCAATTTGCAAATGCAACCGAGGGCGGGCCAATCCACCAGAGCATTTTATTGTCAGTGCCAAACGGAGCGCCCCATGCCATAACGCTGCGAATTGTGGCCAATGTCGTCGTCAGCGTGTCCGTCGCATCATCAAATACCGTGTTATCGCCAAACAATATCTGCTGCGCACCAAGCCGCAAAAAACTTGTGGCACCTGTGGCAGAGAACATTTCAAGCACTGCGGGATTGCCGCCCGATGCCGCAACCGCAATCCGCAACCGTGCC